CCCGTACACCAATAAACCGTTTGTCGGTTTTTATACCACCAAGCGCACCGGCGGGATGCTGGTCGATTCGCAGGCCATCAAACTGCTGAAGATTGCAGCGGCGTAATCATTCAGGGGCGCGGAACTGCGCCCCCTGTTCTGACGGGTGAAGAATCATGATCCTGAAACAAGATCTGAAATGGTCACCGGACGGTATGCGTGTTGAGGTCATTCGGGCCGGTGAGTATGACGAGGGGGCGCTTCCTGCCCGGGTGCAGGAGATTGCACTTCAGGCCGGGTTAGCAGAGCGCAGAACCAGTGCAAAAAGCAGTAAAGCGGCAAAAGAGAAAAAAACACGACCAGTAAAGAGGGCTGAGTATGCTTCTGACAATGGAAGAGATTAAAGCCCAACTCCGGCTGGATGAGGATTTCGATGCTGATAACCGCCATCTGCAACTGCTGGCCTGTGCGGCGCAAAAGCGGACGGAAACGTATCTGAACCGGAAGCTCTATGCTCCGGATGAAACCATTCCGGACAGCGATCCGGACGGGCTGCACCTGCCGGATGATATTCGTCTGGGGATGCTGATGCTTATCAGCCATTTTTACGAAAATCGCTCGTCGGTTACAGACGTTGAGAAAATGGAGTTGCCAATGAGCTTTAACTGGCTTGTCGGCCCGTACAGGTATTTCCCGCAATGAAAATTCGTCAGGCGCAGACCAGCGCAACCTACATTCTGCCGGACCCCGGTGAACTGAATAAACGCGTCCTGATCCGCCAGCGGGTGGATATGCCCGCGGATAACTTTGGCGTGGAGCCTCAATACCCGGTTACGTTCCGGGCATGGGCGAAGGTTATCCAGACCAGTGCCACCACCTGGCAGGAAACCGCGCAGACCGGGGACGCCATCACCCATTACATCACCATTCGTTACCGCCGGGGGATCACCGCTGATTATGAGGTGGTCTGTGATGACAATGTGTACCGGGTGAAACGTCAGCGCGATCTGAACGGAGCGCGGCGCTTTCTGCTGCTGGAGTGTACGGAGCTGGGTGCCGAAGAAGAAATGGGAGGTCGCCGTGGATCAGACAGCATTTTTACACGTTGATTTCAAACAACCGGAGGAGATGGAGTTTAACCGTGCCAGGCTCCGAAGGGCATTCGTTCAAATCGGGCGTGTCTATATGCGTGATGCCCGGCGGCTGGTGATGCGACGTGGTCGGTCGGCACCGGGTGAAAACCCCGGCTATCAGACCGGACGACTTGCGCGTTCTATAGGTTATTACGTCCCCCGTAAAAGCTCCCGTCGTTCTGGCCTGATGGTCAGGATTTCCCCTAACCAGAAAAACGGGCAGGGTAACCGACGTTTTCCTGAAGGTTCTGAGTATTATCCGGCGTTTCTGTATTACGGTGTGCGTCATGCCGCATACGGGATGGGCAAAAAGGATAAGCGCCAGAAAAAGCAGCATTCATCCCGCTGGCGGCTGGCACCACGTAATAACTTTATGGCTGATGTCATCGACCAGCGTCGTTACTGGACACAAAAGTTACTGTCCCGCGAGTTACAGCGGTCATTACGTCCTGTAAGAAGGAAAAAAACATGAAGCTGACACCTGTAATTGCTGCGCTGCGTGCCCGCTGCCCGTATTTTGAAAATCGGGTGGCAGGCGCGGCTCAGTTCAAAAATCTGCCGGAGGTCGGAAAGCTGAGACTCCCGGCGGCATATGTGGTACCGGGGGATGATTCTCCGGGAGAAAACAAAAGCCAGACCGACTACTGGCAGGAGCTGAAAGAGGGCTTCTCCGTGGTTGTCATACTGAGTAACGGGCGTGATGAGCGCGGTCAGTTTGCCTCGTATGATGCGGTGGACGATGTTCGGCAAATGCTCTTTAAGGCCCTGCTGGGCTGGAATCCGGAAGCGTGCGGTAACCCGATTACCTATGACGGCGGCACGCTGCTGGATCTGAACCGTCATGAGCTGATTTATCAGTTCGATTTTTCGGTCATCAGCGAGCTGACCGAAGACGATACCCGCCAGCAGGATGACCTGAACAGTCTGGATGAACTGCGAACGCTGGCGATTGATGTTGATTATCTCGATCCCGGTAACGGGCCTGACGGCGATATCGAACATCACACCGAAATAACCTTTCCTTCCTGAGAATCATCATGTTTGTAAAACCCCTGAAAGGGCGGTCAGTTCCTGACCCTGCCCGTGGAGACCTTTTGCCTTCTGACGGGCGAAATGTGGAAGAAAGCAGCTACTGGCTTCGCCGTATAGCGGCGTGTGATGTGGTACGTGTTAAACAGGATAAGGCTAAAGAATCATGACAATAAGTTTTAGTGCTGTTCCGTCGAATACGCTGGTGCCGTTGTTCTACGCCGAGATGGACAATTCTGCGGCAAATACAGCGGTGACCAGCGCGCCTGCATTACTGATTGGGCATGCAGGCAACGATGCTGCCATTGAGGTTAACAGCCTGGTGCTGATGCCGTCGGCAGATTATGCCCGTCAGATTTGTGGAGCGGGGAGCCAGCTGGCGCGTATGGTCGAAGTATACCGTCAGACAGATCCTTTCGGTGAACTGTATGTTATTGCGGTACCGGAAGCCAAAGGGGCGGCGGCAACGGTCAGGGTGACGGTTACCGGAGAAGCAGAGGAAAGCGGCACCCTGAGTCTGTATGTCGGGCGCTCCCGTGTACAGGTGCCTGTGGTGAATGGCGATAATGCCACTGCGGTTGCCACCGCGATTAAGGAAGCGGTAAATGGGGTTATCACCCTGCCGTTTACGGCGTCATCTGATGCAGGTGTGGTGACACTGACTGTCCGTCATAAGGGGCTGTATGGTAACGAGCTACCTGTCTGCCTGAATTATTATGGTTCTGGTGGTGGTGAAATTCTGCCTGCGGGACTTCAGGTCGTGACGGAAGCCGGAACTGCAGGTAGTGGAGCGCCTGATCTTACCGCCGCTGTTGCCGCTATGGGCGATGAGGTATTCGATTTTATCGGTCTGCCGTTCAACGATGCCGCCTCCATCAATATGATGATGACCGAAATGAATGACAGCAGCGGTCGCTGGAGTTATGCGCGCCAGTTATACGGGCATGTCTATACCGCAAAACTGGGAACGCTGTCAGAGCTGGTTGGTGCCGGAGATATGCATAATCAGCAACATATCACGCTTGCCGGTTACGAAAAAGAAACCCAGTCGCCTGTCGATGAACTGGTTGCCAGTCGCCTTGCCCGTGAAGCGGTATTTATCCGGAATGATCCTGCCCGTCCGACACAGACGGGGGAGCTGGTGGGGATGCTTCCGGCACCGAAAGGTAAGCGATTCATCATGACAGAGCAGCAGACCCTTTTATCTCACGGCGTGGCGACGGCTTATGTGGAAGGCGGCACGTTGCGGATCCAGCGTTCTGTAACCACCTACAAAAAGAATGCGTATGGCGTGGCAGACAACAGCTATCTGGACAGTGAAACTCTGCATACCAGTGCATATGTTCTTCGCAAACTGAAATCGGTCATCACAAGCAAGTACGGACGTCACAAGCTGGCAAATGATGGTACCCGTTTTGGTCCGGGGCAGGCGATTGTCACTCCTGCCGTTATCAAAGGGGAACTTCTGGCGACATATCGTCAGATGGAGCGTGCCGGTATTGTGGAAAATTACGATCTGTTTAAACAGTATCTGATAGTTGAGCGTGATGCGGATAACCCGAACCGACTGAATACGCTGTTCCCGCCGGATTATGTTAATCAGTTACGTGTCTTTGCGGTGGTTAACCAGTTCCGTCTTCAGTATTCAGAGGAGTCAGCATAATGGCAAAGATCGCCGGAACCTGTTTTTTTAAAGTGGATGGTCAGCAGTTATCGCTGACAGGTGGCATTGAAGTGCCGATGAACACCAATGTCCGGGATGATGTTGTCGGCATGGCAGGGGATGTGGATTACAAGGAGACCTGGCGGTCACCTTACGTTAAAGGCACGTTTAAAGTGCCCAAAAACTTTCCGGTCGACAAAATTACCACATCAGACCAGATGACGATTACCGCTGAACTGGCAAACGGCATGGTGTATGTGCTTTCGGCTGCATGGCTGCACGGGGAGGCTAACCATAATGCCGAAGAAGGTACGGCAGATCTTGAATTCCACGGCGAAGAGGGAGGATATCAGTAATGAACGTTACAGAAATTGTTTTAAAAAAACCGGTGACAGCGCATAACGAAATGCTGCATGTGCTGGAGTTGCGCGAGCCCACGTATGACGAAATCGAGGCGCTGGGTTTTCCTTTCATTATTTCCGGTGAAGGCAGTATTAAACTGGACAGCCAGGTGGCACTGAAATATATCCCGTTGCTGGCGGGGATCCCGCGTTCATCGGCGGCGCAGATGGCAAAACTGGATATTTTTAAGACCAGCATGCAGATCCTGCGTTTTTTTACCCAGTCGGAGACGGGAAGCACCTCCGGAAACGACTCTACAATGTTGCCTGGTTCTGGAAACTGAATCCACTGGAGCTGCGACGGGTGGCTATTTCGCAGTTTACAGAACTGGAAGCCGAGGCCGTCCGCATTAACGAGGAGATGAAGCATGGCTGACAGTTTTCAGCTGAAGGCGATCATCACTGCCGTGGATAAGGTGTCGGCACCGCTGAAAGGGATGCAGCGCCAGCTGAAAGGCTTTAAAAAGGAGTTTGCCAGCCTGTCTCTGGGCGCAGCGGGTGCCGGAACCGCAGTACTGGGGGCGCTGGCGCTCCCGGTCAAATCTGCCATTGCCCTTGAATCAAAAATGGCGGATGTCCGGAAAGTGGTGGATGGTCTGGATACGCCGGAAGCGTTTAAGGCAATGACGGAGCAGGTGCGCGACCTGTCAACAGAACTGCCCATGTCGGCGGAAGGTATCGCCGAAATTGTGGCGGCGGGTGGTCAGGCTGGTATCGCCCGTGACGAGCTGATGCAGTTTACTGACGATGCCGTGAAGATGGGCGTGGCTTTTGACACCACGGCAGAAGAATCCGGTCAGATGATGGCACAGTGGCGCACTGCCTTTAAACTGACACAGGGAGAGGTGGCAGGACTTGCGGACAAGATTAACTATCTTGGTAATACCGGTCCTGCAAGTGCGAAAAAGATTTCTGATATTGTGACCCGTATTGGCCCTTTAGGCAGTGTTGCGGGTGTGGCCTCCGGAGAGATTGCCGCAATGGGGGCAACCATTGCCGGAATGGGGGTGGAATCAGAAATTGCGGCGACGGGGATAAAGAATTTTATGTTGTCGCTGACAGCGGGGGATTCTGCCACCAAATCGCAGAAAAAAGTGCTCCGCTCGTTGCGTATTAGCCCGAAAAAACTGGCGGCGGATATGCAGAAAGACGCCCGTGGGGCCATGCTGCACGTACTGGATTCTCTGGCGAAAGTGCCGAAAGAAAAACAGGCCGCCGCGCTTAATGAGCTGTTCGGCAAGGAATCTTCTGGATCCATCGCGCCTCTACTCACGAATCTGGATTTGTTGCGAACCAACTTTAATCGTGTGGCGGATGCGCAGCAGTATGGCGGCTCAATGCAGAAAGAATATGCCGCCCGTGCCGCGACGACGGAAAATCAGTTGTTGCTGCTGCAGAACCAGATCAATGCGATTTCTTCCACGCTGGGGGAAACCTTCCTGCCTTCAATCAATGAAGGCATAAAAGAGATGAAGCCTTTTCTGGAAGAAGTGCGC